TCGTGCCGCCCGCGCGCCCGATCACGCCCGTCACGGGCATCGCCATCTCGCCAAGCATGTTCCAGCGTGGCGACGTCTTCACCATCGACGGCAAGTTCGCGCACCACCCGCAGACAGGGGCGGAGATGCCCGGCGTGCTGCAGCAGTTTGTCGTGACGCACGACGCCGACTGCTCCAGCGGCGTCATCCAGCTCCAGATGATCTGGCCGCGGCTCACGGCGGCTGACGTGCCCCGTCGCACCAAAGGCGCGCGGCTGGTACCGGAGCTGTTCACCCCTCGCGATCGCGGCTGGAGTCACACACGCGTATGAGCTGGGACAACCTCGACGCCGCGGATCTCGCCGCGATGGATGACGTCGCGCTCCGCGCGCGCCTGGCGCTCTACGCGATTGTCGCCGCATCGCACCGGCGGATGCAGTCGCCGGTCTACCCGGAGATCGCGACCGCACTCGACCGCATCATCGCGGAATACACACGACGGCCGACCCTGATGAGGGCCTCGGCATGAATCGACGCGCGTTTGTGCAGCTCGCCGGCGCCGCGGCCGCGGCGTTCGTGCTCGACCCCGAGCGGGTGCTCTGGCGGCCAGGTGCACGGACGCACTTTCTCGCGCCGCCCGGCGGCTGGCGCGACGCCATCACGATCCGCAAGACCTTATTGGTCACGATGACGCTGCCGCCGCTGCCGAAAGGCTGGCGGCTGGAACGCGCCGAGGATCCGGCGTTCGAACGGCAGCGCGACGCGCTCATGGCGCAGCTCAATCAGAACACGCACGACCTGATGAGGCTCATGGTGCGACGGGAAGGCTGGCCCCAGGAGATCAACTTCTTTCAGGCGCAACGCGAAGCCCTTCGTCAGGAGCTGATGCTCGCCTACGACCTGCGGCCGATCTGCTTCATCGCCGTCGGCCCGGAGGACACCGTATGAACCGGCGCCGCTTTCTCACGCTGTTCGCGACGGCGGCCGCGGTCGCCGCGGTCGATCCCGAACGGTTGCTCTGGACGCCGGGCGCGCGCACGCACTTCCTCGCGCCCGAGGGCGGCTGGGACCAGGTCGTGCCCGTCCCGCTCACCAAGTGGCAAGAGTTCGGCTACACGTGGGAAGAGGACTACGTGCTGATGACGGAGCGGATGACCGAGGCCGAGTTCAGGGCGCGCTACGCCAATGTCCCGTCCTTCGAGGGCGAGAGGCGGAAGGACGTCGAGTACTTCTACCACCCCTTCGAACCGATCGACCCGAAGGGCGCGCGGTTCAACATCGTCACGACGCCCGACGGCCACGAGCACGCGTGGCTGCGCGAACTCCTGAAAGAAGACGTCGAGTACATGTACCCACGGTCGGAGACGGATCGCAAACACGCCGAGGTTCTGCAACAGATCGTCGACCGGATGCTGCAGGCGCCCGAGATCCGCGCGAGGCTCGCCGACGAGATCCGCCACGACGTGTTCTACGGACACGGCTGGAGGCGCCGATGACGCTCGACGCCGGCTACCTCTTCGCCTTCCTGCTCGGCATGATCGCGGCGTTCCTGATTCTGAGCCTCGTGAACTGGTCTGCGGTTCGGCGGAATGAGCGGAAGATCATCCGGCGCGATCGCGCGACCGCGCGCGTGGACCCGACCAAGCGATGACCGTCCAGCAATACGCCGACGTGCTGCTCGGTCGCGGCATCGACCTTGGCGGTCGTCGTCGACTTCTTCGAGTCGCTGACGAGCGTGGCCCAGCTCGCGCACAGGATGGGCGTGCCGGCGCCCGACACGCGCGCGGAATGGGATGCGGTCTTTCGCGCGTATCAGGACGCGAAGGTCATCACGGCGCAGGCGTCGAGGCTCACGCATTGAGTACGATCGGGGAGCGGCGTCCGGTCGCGCCTGTCACGCGGCGAGGGTTCCTCCGGGCACTCGCCGTCGGCGTGGCCGGCGCCGCACTCGCGCAGGCCGTCCCCGACGTCGCGCGGACTTACTTCCTGCCGCCGCCGCAGGGCTGGACGTCGCGCGGGCTGCTGTTCACGCTGGACGATGTCGTCGACGCGCAGCGGGAATACAACCGGCTGACGTCGCAGATCCTCGACCGCGAGAGCGGCATCTCGATCCGCTTCGTCAAGCAGTGGGACGTGCAGGTCTCCCGCTCCCGCATGGACATCCTCTACGGCTGGGCCGCGCTCGCCCCGGCGCTCGCCGTGCCAGTCCTCGGCGGCTGACAATACTTATTGACACGTCGGTTTGCGGCCGCCGGCGAACGGCGCGCACACTCGAACCCGTGCCCACCCGCGTCAACCTCCCGTACTTCGAGTCGGTCGGCTGTCCTCACTGCGAGGGCGGACGCATCCGCGAATGCTGCGTGTGCCACGACGTCGGCCGCCTGTTTCTGCCCGAGCCCCTGATCGCGTCGATGCGGAACGCGTGGGCGCGCCCCGGCTGCGCGTGTTTGGCGTGCCGGATCGCCGGCCCCGGTCCAGGCGCGACCTAGACGCCAACTAGCGCCTATTCAGCGTCAGATCCGCGAAAGTCGTTTTGATTCGCGTGGGGGCCAGTCCGCACACTGGCTCCTTCACCCGTGAACCTCCCCCAAGCTATCGCTCACGCGAAACAGCGTGAAGAGGACCTCCGCGCGCGCGAGCTCGTGCGCCAGCAGCTCCGCGAGCGCGATCTCTACAAGATCGGCAAGTACTTCCACGATTGCCTGCCGGAGTGTAAGCCCCACTCGCCGCACCGCAAGGATCACGTCCCGCTCCCCGGCAACGCGTTTCCGACCTGCCGCGTGCTCTACGTCAAGCATCGCCAGTTCTTCCGCGCGGGCCTGACGCATCAGGAGCGGCTGTTCCTCGCGGCGAACCGCATCGGCAAGACCGAAGCCGCGGGCTTCGAGGTCGCGACGCATCTCACAGGCCGTTACCCCCATTGGTGGGAGGGCCGACGCTTCGACCGCCCGACGAAATGGTGGGCCGCCGGCGACACCCGGCAGACGACGCGCGACATTATCCAGGTCTCGCTCATGGGCGCCCACGAAGGCGTGAAGACGAGCGAATGGTCCGGGATGATCGAGCCGCGCCTGGTCGCGAGCGTCGTGCGCTCCACGGGCGGCGTCGCCAATTGCCTCGACACCATCTACGTCGAGCACGTCGAGAAGCAGCACGGCGCGCCGATGCTCTCAGAGATCGCCTTCAAGTCGTATGACCAGGGGCGCCGCGTGTTCCAGGGCACCGAGAAAGATGGCATCTGGCTCGACGAGGAACCGCCGCCCCCGCAGGACCTGAGCGAGTCGCAGGCGCAGGGCTCGTCCGAGGTCTATACCGAATGCCTGCTGCGGCTGATGACGACCAACGGGATCCTCATCTCGACGTTCACGCCGCTGCGGGGGTTCACGCCGTTCCTCAAGGAGTACCTCGAGAACGCCGTGATGCCGGGCACCGAAGGCGACGTTGACGCGAAGAACAATTTCTTTCCGGGCCTGCTGGGCAACGCGGACGCCGAAGCCGCGCCGGTGGAGCCGGCGTGAGCCGCTTCCTCATCGGGGCCGATTGGGACGACGCGCCCCACATCAGCGACGACGCGAAGGCGACGCTGCTCGCGTCGATTCCCGCGTATCAGAAGGATGCCCGATCCAAGGGCATTCCCCAGCTCGGCGCCGGCGCCATCTATCCGATCGGCGAGTCGATGCTGCGGGTGCAGGACTTCCCGATCCCGGAACATTGGATACGGGGCTACGGCATGGACGTCGGCGGCGGGGCGAAACCGACCGCGGCGGTCTTCGGCGCACTCGATCGCGATACACAGGTGCTCTACATCACCAACTGCTACAAGCACGCCGGCAACGAGCCGTCGCTGCACGCGGCGGCGCTCAAGCAGCGCATGGGCACCGCGGCGAACTATTGGAAGTGGCCCGGCGTCGGCGACTCCGCGGCGCTCATCCTCACCGAGCACGACGCCGAGCAGCTCGTGAACGTCTATCGACGGCTCGACCTCGATCTGCAGCTCCCCGACAAATCCGTCGAGACGGGCATCAAGGAAGTGTGGGACCTCATGGTTCTCGGCCGCTTCAAGGTGTTCGCGAGCTGCGTCGCGTGGTTCGAAGAGTTTCGCATGTACCGCCGCGACAAGCATGGCCGGATCGTGAAATCGAACGATCACTTACTCGACTCATCGCGGTACCTCGTGCGCTCGGGCCGCGCGCGGATGAAGTGCAAGCCCGTGAAGGACGAGAAGCCCAACGTGCTCTACGTCGAGCAGGGGAGTTTCGGCCTCGACTGGATGAATAGCTGATGTGCGTCTGTACCCCGTCGATCCGCACGCCGTGGTGCGGGCAGCACGACTGCCAGCCCCCGGGGATCGCGTCCACGATCCGCGTGCGGCAGAAGCCCGTCGAGACCGAGGCCGTGTCGATCGACACGCTGCGGCGCCGGATCATCACGTCGACCTGGAAGCGCACGTTGCCGCAGTGGCTCGTCGACGCGATCACCGCCGGCATCGTGTTCATCCATTGGGAGAAGACGATCGTCGACGGCGTGCCGGCGTTCCTCGATGACTGGATCGTCTACCAGCCGGGCGGGTCACTCGCGGTCTATCGGCCCGAGATCTTCGCCGCGGCGTTCGAGGTGCTCCATGCGTGACGTCGAGTTTCAGGCGATGGTCGAGCAGGCGCAGCTCCCGACCTGGCGCGAGCCGACCGACGAGGAGCTCCACCAACTGTTCTGGCGTGATCCACCAGATCCGCTGGCGCTGTCTGTGACGCCGTCGTTACCGCGTGCGGCCGCGCGAGAGCACATCGCGGTCACAGCGCAGCGCGCCGACCTCGAGTACCAGCAGCGGCGCGCGGCCTGGCACCTCGACCTGGTCAAACACGGCGAGAGTCGGCGAGAGTCGGCGCAACCGGTCTCACCGCGGATCGCGCCGCCGTCGGAGAAGACCGGCTACCGCGTGCAGCTGCAGAGCGGCGACGCGTGGTACGACGTCGGCGGCGGCGGCGGCGGCTATCACGCGTCGCGTGAATCCGCCGAGCGATGGCGGGACGCCCTGAAGCACGCGCAGGGGCACCTCGTGCTGCGCATCGTGGGGCCCACCGCATGACGCCGAGTTATAGCCGTGCGCACTGGCAGACCGGCGTCTGGTCGTGGTGCTGCCCGGTCTACCGCACGAGTTTCGTGCTGGTCCGCTGTGCGCGCGCTGACATCCGGACATGGCTGGGGCGGGAAATCCCGTACGCGGACTTCGTCGAGTCGCTCGCGCGGCGGTTCAATCCCGAGCAGACCTTCTACCGCGGGCAGTTCGTCGGGGGGCATCACAACGAGCACGGGGACGTCGCTGTGGTGTGGCTGCACCCGGATTCCGACGTCGACACCCTGGCGCACGAACTGCTGCACGTGCTCACCTCGGTGCTCGCCGATCGCGGGCTGCTACTCTCCAATGACAGCGACGAAGCGTTCGCCTATTACCTCGCGTGGCTGATGCGCGAGAGCCTGCAGCGGCTGGAAGGCACGACCGCATGACGGCCTCGGTGAAGGCGCGCGCGATCGCGCTCGTCGAGCGGACCTCCGGCGGCCTCGTCGCCAGCACGGGCGCACTCCTGCTCGGCGTCTCATGGGCGACCGCGTCGAGCACGCTCGCGCGCTTGTACTGGGCGGGCGTCATCAACCGACACAAGGACGGCCGCGCCTTCGTCTACACCGCGCGGGTCGCGAAGGGGATCGATGCCGCTGCCTGACTATCGGTGGGCCGTCGCCATTCCCGAATCGACCTATCCCGTGGAACGCTGGACGCTGGTGCGCACCGAGGGCGGCGGGCCCTACAAGTTCGTCGAGCAGTTCGAAGCGGAGGCGCTCGTCACGCGGCTGCGGAAGGTGCAGCCCCACGTCACCTACCGTGTCGTTCCGTACACGCCGCAGCGCCGCTGAGTCACAGCCGGTGCAGTCGGTGACAATAATTATCGACACCCGTCCGCGCCCCTCTCACACCCGGTTGCACCGCGCCGCGGTCTCCGGACACCGCAGGGCGGCGGGTCGATCCCGTCCCCTCGCCCGATTCTCGATTCGCACGCCGCCCGGCGTGTCCCGCATCCTACGAACTCACTGAGCGTGGCGCGATCCGTCTACGAAGGCGGGGTCGTGCTTGGGACGGATTGCTGGGGCTATCTCGAACTGCCGTCCAGTCGTCGTACGGTCGCGCACGCTCACCTTCGCGATCTGAGCCTGAACCTCATGCACCCACAGTTTGCCGGCAGCAAGCGGAAGGCCAAGGCCGCCGCGCGCGAGCAGCGCAAGGTCGATGCCCTCAAAAAGCGGCTGCAGAAGATCTACGCGCTCTCGAAGCTGGTCGAGAACGAAGACGAGCTCGACACGATGCTCGCGCAGATCCCCGACGCGGACGTCCGCGCCGAGACGAAGAAGCTCATGGAGACCTTCGTCCCCTTCAAGTACCGCAAAGTCACCCTCGCCACCGCGAACGATCTTGTCGACCTGCAGCTGCAGCCCGAGAAGGCGACCATCCAATTGGTGCAGCACGGATGAGTGATCTGCGCCCCGGCGAGACCGACTACCGCGGCCTCGAACAAAAGCTCGTCGACGATGACGCCATCAGCCGCCAGGCGTGGGCCCGCGCGTGTGCCAACGTCTTCGCGCTCGCCGCGCCGTCCGAGCTGCTGATCGAGATGGCGACCGAAGGCTTCGGCAAGTTCCTGCTGCACGCACGCACTGCCTATCAGGGGCACGCGTTCCACTTCGAAGACTTCAAATACATGTTCGAGATCATCCAGCGCGCCGCCAAGGACCGGCAGGACCGCGCGAACGCGGTGCTGAAGACCTCCTGATGGCGAAGACCCCGACCAGGCGCCGGATCGGCACGCAGGCCCGGGCGCGACGCGTCGCCCGCGTCCTGTCGCCCGATCGCGTGCAGCCGGGCGTCGTCGGCGCCATCCTGTCCGCGGACGACGCCGAGGGCGAAGGCGGCGTCGTCCACGCCGACGACACGGTCAGCAGCGAGCAGCTCGCCAAGCAGGCGCAGGTCCGCCGCGAGTTCCTCACGGTCGCGCGCGAACGCTTCCGGATGTCGGCCGACACCGAGAGCGAACTGCGGACCCACATGCTCGAGGACATGCGGTTCTACAACTCCGAGCAGTGGCCCGATACCACGCTCGCGAGCCGCACGCTCGACAACCGCGTCTGTCTCACGATCAATCGGCTGCCGCAATTCGTGCGCCAGGTCGTGAATCAGGCCCGTCAGAGCAAGCCCGCCATTCAGGTCAACCCCGTCGACAACGGCGCCGATCCCGAGACGGCCGAAGTCTTTCAGGGGATCATGCGCAACATCGAGGTGCAGTCGAAGGCGAGCGTCGCCTACGCGACGGCGTCCGAGCACCAGGCCATCATGGGCCGCGGTTGGTGGCGCATCCTCGCGGAATACGCGCGCTACGACTCCACCGAGCAGGAAATCCGCATCAAGCGCATCGCCGACGCGATGACGGTCTATCCGGACCCGAGCTGCGTCGAGCCCGACAACAGCGACGCGACCTTCTGCTTCATCGTCGAGCGCCTGAACAAGACGGTCTACAACGCGAAGTACCGGATCAAGTCGACCGACCAACCCGTCGACGCGACTGAGTTTCAGAGCATTGGCGACGACTCGCCGTCGTGGCTCAACACCGACGGCGTGCAGGTCGCGGAGTACTTCTACGTCGACCACGTCCCGATGACGATCGCCGAGTGCATCGTCAACCCGGACAATCCCAACGACGATCCGATCCGCATCACCGTCGATCGCCGCGCCATCAAGCCCGAGCAGCTCGTGGCCGACGGCAACCAGCTGCCGCACGTGACCATCCTCAAAGAGCGGCCGACGATTCGCAAACAGGTGAAGTGGGCCCTGATCAACGGGTGCGAGATCCTCGACGGCAACAAGGACAAGACCGCGGGCCGTGATCTGCCGGGCAGCTACATCCCGGTCATCCCGGTGCTCGGCGAGGAACTGATCGTCAACGGCCGCCGCAACCTGCGTGGCATGGTGCGCGACGCGCAGAGCCCGCAGCGCGCCTACAACTTCTGGATCTCGTCGATCACCGAGAAGATCGCGCTCGGCACGAAAGCGCCCGTCATTGCCGCGGCCGGTCAGCTCGAGGGCCACGAGCACAAGTGGAACACGTCCAACGTCCGGAACTACCCGTATCTGGAATACAACCCGGTCGAGTTGAACGGCGCACTCGTGCCGGCGCCGGCGCGGGCGGGCTACGACCCCGACATCAGCGCGGCCCTGCAGATGACGATGCAGGCCGATCGCGATCTGAAGTCGGTCATCGGCATGTTCGACGCGTCGCAGGAGGGGAGCCCCGAACAATCGGGCAAGGCCATCCTCGCGCGCCAGCAGCAGGGTGAGACGGGCACGAGCCACTTCCTCGACAACCTCTCGCGCAGCATCGAGCACACGGGCCGCATCCTGCTCGAATGGATCCCGATTTATTACGACGTGCCGCGGATGCTCCGCATCAACGGCCTCGACGAACAGCCGCGGGACGTGCTCGTCCACGCCGGGCAGCCCGACGCCGCGAACGCCATCCTTGAAAAGGGCGGCGACGCGCTGCGGAAGAACATCATGCAGGGCCGCCCGTTCGACCTGGGCGTCGGCCGCTTCGACGTCACGATCACGACGGGCCCCTCCTATGCCTCGCGCCGGCAGGAGTCGGTGCAATCGATCGTGCAGCTCGTCCAGGCCTACCCGCAGCTGCTGCCGGTCGTCGGCGACATCCTGATGGAAAACATGGACTGGCCGGGCGCCCGCCAGCTCGCGCAGCGGATGAAGCGGATGGTCCCGCAAGAGGTCAAGGACCCCGAAGACGGGCAGCAGGAGATTCCGCCCGAGGTGCAGCAGGAGCTGAACCAGCTGCAACAGCACCTCCAGGCCGCGATGGCCGCGCTGCAGGAGAAGGACGACATCATCAAGACCAAGGCCCAGGAGCTCGCGATGCAGGGCCAGATCAAGCAGTTCGAGATCCAGTCGAAGGAACGGCTGCAGCTCGCCGACCAGAAGTTCGAACTGGTGAAGCTCGAGGCCGAGATCCGCAGCGAGAAGGCGCTCGCCATGCTCGCGGCGCAAATCAAGGAGATCGGGCAGCGGCTCGACCACGCGCACGAGGAAAAGATGGCCGCGATGACGCCGGGCGAACGTCCGGAGCAGCCACACGAAACGATCAACTACAAGGACACGCCGCCCGACGTGCAACGCCAGCTCGAAGCGGCCGCCGGCCTCACGCCGTCGACGCTGCCGCCGCCGAAGCCGGCGCCGGCGAAGCCCGCGGCACCGGGCCCGCCCGCGTAACGGCCCGGAAAGTCGATTTGCGAGGGTCTCACAGGCCCTTGCATCATCGGAACATAACAAAGGACGGACCCCAGGCCGTCTCCACCGCGTACGCGGGGCGCTGCCCCGGCGTGCACGCAGGAGCACATGGGGAATCAGGACATCTCGCTCGTCTCGAGCACCGACACACCCGAGCAGGTCCAGGCCGCGCTCGCCGAGACACCCGTCGTCGAAGAGACCAAGAAGCCCGAGGCTGCGGCACCGCCCGCGGCTGATGACAAAGCCGCCGCCGAGAAGGTCGCCGCCGACAAAGCCGCCGCCGACGCGGCCGCGAAAGAGACACCGCCCGCGGACGGGGAAGAGACCGCGGTGCAGAAGGCCGAGAAGGCCTCAAAGACCGCGCGCGAACGGCGCAACGAGAAGATCCAGAGCCAGATCGACAAGCAGATCGCGGCCCGCGAGAACGCTCGCCGGGACGCCGAGGCCGAAGAGGCCCGCGTCAACGCGCTGAAGGCGGAACGCGCCGCGCTCGAGGCCGAACTGGCGCTCAAGAAGGCGCTGCCGGCCACCGACGCCGCCGCGCCGCCCAAGCCCAAGCTGGCCGACACCAAGGCGGACGGCACCCCGCGCTACGCGAATTACGAAGAGTGGGTCGACGCGGTGGGGGAGTGGCACGCCGATCGGGCCAAAGCCGTCACCACGCAGAGCGTCGAGACCCTCAAGAAAGAACAGACCCAGGCCGAGCGTGACCGCATCGATCACGCCCGAGCCGTTCGTGCCGAACAGAACGCCGTCGCTTCGTACGAAAGCAAACTCGACGCGTTCCGGACCAGCACGCCCGACTTCGATGCCGTACTCTCGGCCGCCCAGGAAGCGGTGCAGGAGATCGTCGAGGACCTCGGCAAGGACGCGTTACACGCGCTCGACACCTACACGGTGCACGACGCGGAGAACGGCCCGGCCATCGTCCACTACCTCTCCCAGAACCCGGACGAGATGCGCCGGATCGCCGAACTGTCGATCCCGCGTCAGCTCGCCGCCCTCGGCCGACTCGATGAACGCCTCGCGCCTGCTTCGAAAAAGCCGGCTCAGCGCGCGAAGCCTCCCGTATCCAGCGCACCCGATCCGATTACGCCGGTCGGTGGGTCGCCCACGTCCTCTTCGGTGCCACTCGAGGACGAGCCCTACCCGGTCTACAAGGCCCGGCGTGACCGCGAAGAGCGTGCGGCGCGCGGACTCTAACCGTCCGGTGTAGGGGGCGTCACCACCAGTCGCATTCGACGAGGACCTATCTCCGACTTTTTTTCGGGGGAGGTCCCCATGCGTAGCTTTGTTCTGAAACTCCTGCGGAACGCGACGTTCGTTCACGCAGTCTCGTTCGGCGTCGCCCTGATCGCGGGCCTCGTCATCCGTCACCTCACCGCCGGCGATGACCACACGGTCAGCCAGGCGGGCAACACCCTGCTCACCATCTCGATGATCACGAAGGAAGCCCTTCGCATCCTCGAGAACAACCTCGCGTTCACCAAGCGCGTCAACCGCCAGTACGACGACAAGTTCGCGATCGAAGGCGCGAAGATCGGCTACGTCGTCAACGCCCGGAAGCCCGTGCGCTACGTCGTGACGACCGGACAGGCGCTCTCGATCCAGGACGCGACCGAGACGCAGGTTCCCGTCACGCTGACGACGCAGGATCACGTCGACTTCCAGTTCTCGTCCGCGGACCTCGCGCTGTCGGTCGACGACTTCAAGAATCGGTTCCTGACGCCCGCGATCTCCGCGCTCGCGAACAAGATCGATTTCTCCGGCCTCTCCCTCTACAACCAGATCAGCAACGCCGTCGGCACGCCCGGCACGGTGCCCAACACGCTGCTGACCTACCTGCTCGCCGGTGTCGCGCTCGACAACAACGCCGCGCCGCAGGACGAAGAGCGCCACATCGTCATCACGCCGAAGATGCAGGCGTACATCGTCGACGCGCTGAAGGGGCTCTTTCAGCAGGCGTCGGAGATCGCGCGCCAGTACATCAAGGGCACGATGGGGATCTCGTCCGGCTTCAACTGGGCGATGGATCAGAACTGCCCGACGCACACGGTGGGCCCGCTCGGCGGGACCCCGACCGTGAACGGTGCGGGACAGACGGGCGCCTCGCTCGTGACCCAGGCGTGGACCGCGGCCGCCGCGTCGCGTCTGAACCAGGGCGACGTGTTCACCATCGCGGGCGTCTTCGGGGTCAACCCGCAGAGCCGCCAGTCGACGGGCGACCTGCAGCAGTTCGTCGTCACCGCGCCGGTGAGCTCGGACGGCGCCGGTGCGGCGACCATCCCGATCAGCCCCGCGATCATCACGAGCGGCGCGTACCAGACCGTCACCGGCTCGCCCGCGAACGCGGCGGCCCTGACGATCCTCGGTGCGGCCAACACCGCCAGCCCGCAGGGCATGGCGTTCCACCGCGACGCGTTCACGCTCGTCACGGCGGACCTGCCGGTGCCGAAGGGTGTCGACATGGGATCGCGCGTGTCGGACAAGCAGCTGGGCGTTTCGCTCCGCATGGTCCGCGCGTACGACATCAACACCGACCAGTGGCCGTGCCGCATCGACGTGCTCTACGGCTGGGCGACGCTGCGTCCCGAGCTGGCCTGCCGCGTCGCGGCGTAGTTCGACCGATCTGAACGCCAGCGGGGCGTGCCCCTCGCCCCGCTGGGTTTTCACCACTTTCACTGAGTCCGTTTTTTCCTGAAGGAGGAGCCCTATGGCTCTCGCAAAAACCACCCTGTCCGGCCCGGTTGCCCTGGCGGACAAGACCATCCTGATGGCCTCGATCTCGGGCCTCTCGGTCGGTCAGACGATCCTCATCGACAACGAGAAGATGCGCGTCACCGCGGTGCCGTCAGCGGCGACGCTGCCGGTCGGCGTGTTCCGCGGCATCGAAGGCACGGCGGTCGCGACGCACCCGATCACGGCGAACGTCGTGTCGGGCGACGGCAGCGACTTCTCCGCGAACCTCGATCCCGCGCGTCGGCGCGACAAGAAGTCGTACACCGCGGCGGGCGCGATCGATCTGCCGACCGCGGGCTATGACCTGATGGCGATCCTCAACGGCACCAACGCGCTCGCGATGACCCTCGCGAACCCGACGAAGGCGAATGACGGCGACGTCCTCACCATCGTCGGCAACGGCAAGGCGGCCCACACCGTGACCTACACGGCGGGCCTCGGCGCCGGCGGCGCCAACCTCGACGTCCTGACGTTCGCCGCGGGCGGACAGCAGGCGATGGTGCTCATCGCGGCCAACGAGACGTGGGTCCCGCTGTCGGTCTACGCCGGCACGCTCACCAACGTCACCGTCACCGCGTCGTAGTCAATCCCCTCGTGACGGTCGGCCGGGCATGTCGCTCGGCCGACCGTTGCGTTTTTCCCATCGGGGAGCTGACCATGAAAAAACATCTCGTCGTGTTCGTGCTGGTGACGGCGCTCGCGCTGCTCGCCACGACCACGCGCACCTCGGCGCAGACCCTCGGCGACTTCTATCTCACCGCGACGAGCACCGATTGCTCGACCGCGGGGAGCTGCGCGGCGTTCGACCCGGGCTTCATGCCCTCCACGACGCTCACCGTCTCCGGCACGTTCTCGTTGACCATCACGTTCGAAGCGACAGCCGACGGGATCAACTGGTCGACGGTCCAGGCCGTCAACGTCGCGACTGGCGCGAACTCGACGACCACCACGGTGGCGGGCACGTTCTCCATTACCAACTCGGGCTTTCTCAAGCTCCGCGCACGGGCGTCCGCCTACACGTCGGGCTCCGCGAAAGTCACCGCAACTCGGGGCGTGGCGTCAGCACGATTGCTGACGCCCACGTTCACCGGCACCGTCACCGCCACGAGCTACCAGGCCTCGTCGTCCGGGTTCTACCAGTGGGCGAACGGTACGACGATCAAGGCCGCGCTCGGCGACGGCGCCGTTACGGTGGAAAACAACGGCCCGACCGTCGTCAAGACGATCAACGGCACGCTCACGACGTCGACGACGGGCGCGTGCACGATCGCCGACACCAACGAAACGAACCTCTGGACCTACAACCTTCCGGCTGGGGCGCTCAGCGCGGACGGGCGGGGGCTGCGGATCACCGCGTGGGGCACGGTCGCCGCGACCGCCAACAACAAGACGATCAAGATTTATTTTGGTGCATCCTCCGGGATCTCGTTCGATGCCGTTGCCGCCAACGGCGGCTCGTGGCGCGGGATCCTCGAAGTGCTGCGGTCCTCGGCCACCAGCCAGGCGATTCTCAATTTCGGCAACGTGCGCTCCGCCGGCATCGACACGCAAACCATCACCAGCATCACCGGCTCCGAGACGATGGCGAACGCTGTATCGATCCGTGTCGTCGGCCTCAACGGGACCGCGGCGGCGAACGACGTCTGCTTTGTCGCCGGATACATCGAGACCATCAAGTGACGACGGTCAACTGGCACTACGTGCTCGAGAGCCTGATCCTCGTGGTCTGCCTCGTCAACGTCGTGCTCGACCATCGCCAGCACGGCACCCCGCGGCCGCCGCACGGGCCGGTGAAGTGAATGGCGGTCTCGCAGTCGCTGTGGATTGACCGCCTCACCCTCGGCGCGGGCGTGCGCACGCCTGTCGTGCCGCCGCGCGTGTGCCAGGCCGTCAGCATCGGCAACGCGACCGGCGCGGACCTCAAGGTCTATTCGCACAGCGGGGAAGCGGACGACGCGAGCCACTACCTCGTCATCGTGGACGGCTTCGAGCGGCCGATCTCGGTGCTCAAACATCTCTTTCAGCGGGGCGACGCGGGCCTCTGGCTTGAATCGACGCCTGGCGGACTGGTCGTCCTGATATGGCTCTAAGACGTCTCGCGCTGCTCGTCGCCGTGCTGCTCACGCCGATCGCCGCGATCGCGCAGCAGACCACGACGTTCCCGACGACGGCCACGTCGAGCGGCGGCGGCGCCGGCTATCCCTCCGTCGTGACGGCGACCGGCACCCTCAGCGCCGACGACGAAACCGTCGGCCTCACGGGCCTGACGAACCTCGCGACGGCCTACGTCACCATCACCGATAACACCTGGAACGGCTCGATCTATATCGAGGGACGTGCCAGCACGTCCGACGTGTGGCACTACGGCCACTGCATTAACGGCGAAAGCACAAGCACCCCCGGGCAGTTCTTCAACACGTTCACCGGCGGCGCACTCGTCTACAGCGTGTCGTGCCCGATCGCGGGCCTGAACGAGTGGCGGCTGCGCGCGACCGGCTGGGTCAGCGGCACCGCCACGATCTACGTGCGCGCAACGCCCGCCCCGATCGTGACCTACGCCCAGATCACCAACGCCGTGGCGGTCCCCGTGAGCGCCTCCATCCTGAGCGGCACGGGCTCCCGCGTCCGTACGGGCGATTGGTTCGGCGGCGCGTTTACCGCGTCGACCGACTCCGACGCGACCGCGACGGCCTCGGCGCAGATCGTGCGCACGATCCCCGCGGACAACTACCTCGCCGGGTCCATCACCGCGACCGACGAAGCCGTCGCCGTCCAGATCGGCGGCGCGGCGGCGCTCTCGGTGCTCTGGTCGAACACGTGGGTCGCCGACGTCGTGCTCGAGAAGAGCCTCGACAACGTGTCGTGGGAGACCATCGACACCGTCACGGGCGGCGCCGCGCCGACGACGGTCACGACCTACGCCGTGCAGGGGTTCAAGTACTTCCGCGCCCGCGGGACGACGATCTCGTCGGGCTCGGCCGACGTGCAGCTCCGCGTGAGCGCGACCCCGCTCCCCGCGACCGGCGGCGGCGGCGGCAGTGGCGACGGCGCGATCCTCGACGGCGCGGTCCCGACCCGCAAGGCCACTGTCACGGCCTCCAACGCGCTGAAGGTCGACGGCTCGGCCGTCACCCAGCCCGTGTCGGGGCCGCTCACCGATGCGCAGCTTCGTGCGTCAGCCGTGCCGGTATCCGGCACCTTCTGGCAAGCGACGCAGCCGGTGAGCGGCACTGTCACGGCCAACCTCGGCACGATCGCCGGCGTCGCGACCGCGGCGAAGCAGCCGGCGCTCGGCACCGCGGGTACGCCGTCGGCCGACGTGATCACGGTGCAGGGCAAGGCGGCGATGACGCCGATTCTCGTCGACGGCTCGGCGACCACGCAGCCGGTGTCGGGCTCGGTCGGCGTCACCAACTTCCCGGCGACCTACGGCGTGACGCAGAGCGGCGCGTTCACCGTGACGGCGAATGCCGGCACGAACCTGAACACGTCGGCGCTCGCGCTCGAGAGCGGCGGCAACCTGGCGACCGTCGCGAGTGTCGTGCGCGCGGAAGACAGCGCATCGGCCGACGGCGACAAGGGGATCACGCTGTTCGCGCGCC